ACCACGCTGCTTAACTCGAGCCACAAGTCATTGCATTGTCGGCGCTAGGGGCAAAGTTGGTGCTGCCGTTGACAAACACGCCTTGGCCAGAACTGTTGCCCAGCGCAATGACTGAGCCAGAGTTAAGCAGCGTGGTGCTATTGGTAGAGAAAACGCCCGATGTGCTGACCGGCGTGTATGTAAGCGCGGCGGTTACATCAGCACTAAGTAAAGTTACTGCGCCGGTGCGAGTGTTAAACGAGCTAACGCCGCTACCGGCGCCAGAAGGCGTAGCCCATGTGCCGTCGTTACGCAAGAATGTTGAGGTGCTACCGCCTGGGGCTGGAATAGAGTAACTGTTCCAGTTAAACGCATTGTTTAAATAAAAGCCGTTCCAACGACGGGCGGCAGCGCCAAGCGTTAGAGCAGTGGCCGCGCCAGAGTCTACGGCTGGTTGGAAATTGGCGTTGGTAAACTCAACAGCGTAAGTTGTAGAGTTTGTTGCGCTGTTGGCCAAATACAAGGTTGTAGGGTATGCGCCAATACCAGCGTAGTTGACACTGTTGTAAGTCTTAGTGCCAATCAAAATGCCAGTTGACGTGCCGTTACCGCCAAAAATGCCGTTAAGCGTTGATGTGTTGCCAACGGTTAATACGGTGTTAAGCGATCCTGAACCGCCAGAGCCAATTGGATTGCCATTTAAGTCATAGTAGCCAACTGCCTCGACATTACCTTCGTAACGATTAGGCGCGCCTTGAGCGTATTGGTCAGTGGTGCTGTAGAAACTACAGCCCGTCAAAGCCAAAGGATAGACGCTGCTGACGTTGTTAATTGTGGGGCGTGTAGCGCTTGGTGTGTACACGTTCAAGCCAGACCAGCCGCAACCCGTAAACGCAACGGGGAAAGCATAAGCTGAATTGGTAGCCGCCAAGTAAACACTGGCCGCTGGGTAGCTGTTACCAAGCACGACAAAACTGCAACCTACTACGGCGCCAGTTACGCCTGGGCGTGAAACAGTTTGTTCAACCCAAAGGTTAGCTTGGCCGCCATTGCCCTCAAAATAAACGCCTTGCAAATTAAAACCATTGGCTGATTGTTGGTCAAAGTTACCGCCGCTGTTGGTAATGCGCAAACCCCACTTTGTAGACAGCGTTGTTGTGCTTTCACCGTTTGACTCAATTGAGCCTCCGACAAACGTAAATGTGCCTGCGCCTACAACCCAACCGCCGTAGTTGGTGTTGTTGCCAATTGTGCAACCAAGCATGGTAATTGCATTAGGCTCAGATGTGTAGCCAGTGCCTGAGCCAGACGATTCAAATCTAAAGCCATTGATGTTAAATCGGCTAACAAGGCGGGTAAAAGTCATTGACAACGCGTCAATACCATACACGCCGGTTTCCCAGCCAAGTACCTCGACGTTGTCAATGTTGACAAACGCGCTGTCGGAAAAGCTAATGCCGTTACCGTAGCCACCTACAGCATTGCTTTGAAGCGTGAAGTCTTCCAAATCCATGTAGTCGGCTGGGTTGCTAACATAGCCAGTAACCACAATACCGCTTGCGTTGGCTGTCTGCAAAATTGTGGTTGCGCCTGCGCCGTCACCGCGAATAGAGGGGCGAAGCAATGGCAACCCGCCAGAGTTGATCTGCACGTTTAGTGAACTAGAAATAACGTAAATACCAGCAGGCAAGTACACACAACCGCCGTTTGTTTGGGCGTAATAAATTGCGGCTTGAATAGCTGTGGTGTCGTCTGTTGTGCCGTCACCCGTAGCGCCAAAATCTCTGACGCTTACTAAGTCTTGCAGTTTCTGATGCACCGTGCGGCCAACGGCGCCAGAAATCAAGCCATTTGTGTCAGCTTGTTTGAAACCAATAAGTGCGTCGCCAAGCGTGGCGTCCGACTGGTTGGCCAGCCGCGTTGTCAGCACGGTAAAGTCGTTTGCGCCTGGGATGTTGTCCCAAGAGCCAATTTGCACAGCTAGCGAAGTTTGCAAAACAAACTTGTAGCTGCTACCAGTTGTCAGCCAAATTGAAGATGGTGGGCGGCCAGCAGAATCCAAAACGATGGGGTTGCTGTTGGCAGTAGCGCCCGTGGAAGACGTGTAGGTTGCGGCGGGCGTTGTCGTGCCAGCAGCGTAGGTGTACAGCAGGCCACCAGACAAAGGCACGCCACTGTTGGTAAAGAATTGGGCGCCAGCGCCAGCGAAAAGGGAGATATTGACTGTCATTGTTTATTCCTCAATGCAATGATACTGGTTACTTGGGCGGTTGAGAAGATTTTAAGGCTTCTACTTCAGCAGATAGTTCTTGAATTGCTTTGACTAACACTGCAATGTAGGATGGGTAGTGAACCACGTCAAACCCTTTCTCATCGCCAGCAATCAGGTTTGGTTCGTGATAAACAAGAGAGCTTCCCTTGGGTATCAATTTTTCCACATCGGACGTTAAAAAGCCATAGCCAAATTGTTCTTTTGGGTCATGGATCAAACGATACTTTTTAGGGATCAAACCTTTAACAAACGCCAAGCCAAGATCGCTGTCTTGAATGTCTTTTTTCAATCGTGGATCAGATGGGCTAGATGTTTGAACAGTCAGTGTGACTGTGTTGCCTGAACCTGAAGTGCCAACATAAGCGCCTGCAATACCAGTAGAGCCAGAGCCAAGAATATTTATGCCTGACCCTGAAGCGTTTGCTGTGCCTGAGTTTGTTGGAAAAATCCGCGCCCATCCAGAATCTGCAACGCCGCCAAGGTAACTTGCATACGTTGCGTTTGTTGCGTTTGTTGCAAACGCAACCGATCCGCTTGAAGTTACAAATCCACTTGGGTTGCTATCAGGGTATGGGGTAAACCCTAATGCCGTAGTGACATTGCTACTACTGATAGATGACCAAGTTTGATCACCACGCAAAAACGTTGTTGAGGTCGCCGACCCTGAAGCAAGGCGGGCGGTGCTTATAGTTCCAGATGTAATATCACTAGCAGCCACAGATAGTGTGCCGCCAAGAGTCAAATTGCCTGAAGTTGTGACCGTGCCAGACAAACTGATGCCAGATACAGTGCCTGTGCCGCTGACGCTTGTTACAGTTCCAGAACCAGATGTCGCCCAGGACAAGACGCCTGACCCGTTAGTTTGGAGCACTTGGTTAGACGAGCCGTCGGCTGATGGCAACGTATACGTTGTTGAGCCAGCCGATGCAGCAGGCGCAAAACCCACGTACCCAGAAGATGAGCCAGACAGTCTTAATGTTCCTTTGACGTCTAGTGCAGAGCCAGGCGACGTTGTACCTATACCGACGTTGCCGGCAATATAGTAAATGTTAGCGCCCGAGGTCACCCACTGACTAGATGTAATTGTTGACCAACTAGGGGCGCTTGCGCCGTTGGACACTAAGGCTTGGCCTGCTGTACCGACAGCGCTGTAAGCTATTGCTGTGCCTGTGCCATAAGCCACCGTGCCAGCCGTAGGCGTAGCGTTAGTGTTTGTGCCGCCCCGTGCAATAGGAAAAATGCCTGAGATAACTTGAGAAGTGTCAATGGCAATAGACGTGTTGGCCGCAGTTGTCAGTTGGCCTTGAGCGTTGACTGTGTAGTTGGGCACAACAGACGCAGAGCCGTAGGAGCCTGCTGTCACGCCAGTGTTGGTGATTGCAAGCGCGACAGAGCCTGCGCCATTGGTAACGGTCAGGCCAGTGCCTTGCGTTAGATTGGCTGGCGTATAAGTCGCACCATTGCCAATTGGCAGTTGACCATTGGTAGGCACAACGCCTGTACCCGTGCCGCCGTTCTCAGGCAAGATAACCCCGCGATTCTCACCACCAACAATTGTGTAAACGTTGTTGAGAAAGCGAAACCACTCACGCGAGATCAAACCTGTCTTTTCATCGACAATGTTGACGCGAGGCGCGGGGATCTGGGTGATGTTAGGCATTGGTCGGGCTTATTAAAAGTTCAGCACCAACGATAGAAATCTTCACAGGGTCTGTGCCCGAAAGCTCATAAACCCTGTCGCGCAGTTTCAAAGTCATGCCCAAGCGGCGCCAAAACACGCGGTGGCCATACCGGCCAATGGCGCCCATGGATGACCAGTGTTCGTTTGACCACGTGTGACCGCCATCGTCTGACCAACGCAGCATGACCTGTGGGTCACTGCCTTGCCCAGTATTTAAACCAACGCCTGTCTCACAATCAAGTTGCAAGCTGTGATGCGCAGTGCGTTTGAGGTTGTTTTGCCCTGTTGGCAACGCGCGCCAAGACCTGAGCCACTTTTGAGCCGCGCTGTTGTCAGCGTAGGTTTCTAAATCAAACGTGTAGATGTTGCCGTTTTCAAAATCGCCAATAACTATGTTGCCTTGAAAGTTGCACTGGCAGTTAGAACGGTGTCGTGTAAACTCACCATTGGTCAGCCCAGCGCGCTCATGCCACGCCTGTGTAGCTGCGTCATAGACCCAAGTAGCGTTGGCGCTTGGGAAGGTCAGCACGTAAAACGTGTGGCCTTCTTGCTGATAAGTATAGGCAAGGGCGTCTGAGATCACGCCGTACTGGGCGATGGCATATTCCACCGCATGAGTAGAAACCCTAACGCCGTTGTAACCGTTGGCACGGTAAACAATACCTTGGCCGCGGGCGTCTTGGCCGAGCCAAAACAAACTGTTATCCAGTTTTGCAACTGAATAGGGCGCTGCGCAACCAATTTCATTGAACGCGCCTTGGATGCGTACCAAAGGGAAATCTGCACCGCCAGCGTCGTACCAGACCTCAACTGAGTCAGACCCAAAAAGCCAAGCCTCGCGGTGGTCAACATTGACGGCCACCAAACCGTCTGGCGAGCCTTCAGCGCTTGCAAAATCAAGCGGGTCTACCGATGTACCATCCAAGAGTGAAGTCACCCATACGCGCTGGCTATTCGGTTCATTAAAAACAAAGTAGCCATCTAAGTAACCCACCGTCACAGCGCCTGGGAAGTCTGGGTCTGTAATGGGCGCAAAGACGTGTGTCTGTTCGTTGTAGATGTAGCTTGGGCCATTGCAGGCAAAAAAGATTTGCGTGCCGTTGTCAGCAATTGAGACAGGCCCAGTGCCTGAGACTTGGCCAATCATTGTTGGCGTCCCATTAAGGTCAAACACGCGGTAGACCTCCATGCCAGAGACAACATAAAAGTTGTTGTTACTTGCTTGGTGCGACCACAGCGCGCGGATGGGGCCAGAGCCGATGGTCTGCAAAAACTTTAGGCCAGGCGCGCGGTTAAGAAAGCCTGGCTCCTTGCCGCCCTCGGGAATGACCTCGGGAAACAAATTGATCATGCGGTTGTCGGCAGCGTTGATGCTGCGGGCAACGTAACTTGAGCCAAGGATTGGCGTCTTCATCAGTAGTTACCGGCGTAGATGTTAAAGCGTTGGCGGTTGGCCACCAAAGCGTACGGCAGTGCCATCACGTCATCTGGGTTGTTGATGCGTTTTAAGTCACGCTTAGAAGTCATGGCAATGCGCTGCACCTGTGGGCTTGGCTCAACGCCAAACTCGGGGGCAAACTCCATGGCCAAGTTGTACGTGAAAGCGCGCAGATAACCAGGCGGGTAGTACAGCACCGTTGACAAAGTTGCAGGTTTGTCAAGCTCTTCAACCGAAACAAAATGCCATTCCAAATCCTGTGTGGGACGAGGATAGACGTACATCTCAATGTCAGGAAACGTCATGTTGGCCCACATGACTTGTGGGAACGTAGACGTTACAGTCTTAACAGCAATACCGTTGTACTGCTGTTGATTGATAAATTTGATGCCATACGACACGCCACTAGGCGCTTTGAAGTATGTAGCATCATCAAGCAAAACGGGGCGATTGCCTACAAAGTCACCTGTAGGGCCAAGGGTTCGGCTAAGAACGCTAGACGGCCATGTAAAGACCTGATCTTGCGTAGAAAAGACAGACAAACGTTCTGTGTTCCAGCTGTCGATCATCTGGTTTAACGCCATCAAAGCGTCTTGAGAAACCGATGCAGATGACGTCTCACCTTCGGCTAACACACCCAACAAACGAAGGGAGCGATTTATTTGATCGCCTGCGGTGTACGTTGTCATGTTTAAACCTCTTCAGTGGTCACTTTTCTACGGCGTTTAACTTCCAGCACGTTCACGGGAGCCGCTTCAGGTTCAGAAGGCGTGTCTGGATTATAACGAATCCAGCCATTTTTTTCATCCATTTCCATCTCAAGTTCCATTGTGGCGACTTTAGCGCCGTGAACTGGATGTACGAGTGTAATGTTCATAATAAAAAGGGGGTGATTAGCCCCCTTTGGTTTAGCTTGCGCCGTGGATAACGCAAAAGTTGATGACAACAGCTTCTGACAGCGAGCCGCCAGAGATGTTGCGCAACGTAATGCTGACAGAACCAGTAGCAAGCGCGTTAGCAAATACGTTGTATGAGCCAGCGGTAGCTTGACCACCAGAAATTGTCAAAATCACGGTGTCATTTGCGCTGATTGTGCTGTTGTTCAAAGTGAACGTCGCATTGGTAGCGGTAGCCAAAGACGCATTGTTCATTGTGATGCGGCCCATAGACTTGTCCAGCGTTACCGCTGTGGACTTGCTTGTTGCCTGTGTCACAGTGCCTTGCGCCGAAGCAGCGTAGCCGATTTCCTCGGTTGCGTAGCATGTGCTGAATTCAGGATCCAGATATGCGACGCCAGTAGCTTTGGTATTTGATGGCATGATTTTTCCTTAAAAGACGGGGCCGAAGCCCCATCATTTTCTTAGGCTGTTTTGTAAACAGTGTAAGTAGCATCGCCAGTTTTACGGAATGTAAACTGAGCGCTAGAGGTAATAGCCACGGCCACGAAAGCGTTGCCGCCATCGGTGAGGCCAGTAGCTGTTGCCAAAGTCACAGTACCAGAAGAAGTACCAGTGTTGATGATGTTCAGCGTAAATGTGCTACCAACTTTTGCGCTGGTCACAATCGCGTCAATAGATGCGGCTGTGGGCAAAGTGTAAGTAGCAGCAGATGTGCTGGGGTTAGCAACCAACCAACCACCGGTCACTTGAGCAGCTGTCAAAGTTGCTGTAGATGTGGCAGTTTGGGGGGCGGCTGCATAGCCCATCGTGAGTTCAGACAGATTGCCGTCACCAAGTTGGTAACCGCCTGCGCCATTAGGTAAAGCCATGATAATTTCCTTTCAATGTGAATTTAAATCAACCCCAGATGCGGCAAGCCATCTGTGGACGAATTGTGTTAAAGCCATACAAAACGTCGATACGGCAAGGCATACGGTCGTTATTGATGTCGTACTGGCGAACCACACGCAAGGAAATACCGTTGTGAACTGCGCGGGCAGCCATGTCAACACCTTGTGGCAACAACAAGTCAGCCGTAGCAAACGTGATGGCGTCTTTATGGTAGACCAAGTTCTGTGCGTACTGGCTAGAAGCCGCGCCCACAAACACTACAGCCTTGCCAGATGCAGGGAAGCTGTTGACAGTAGCCAAAGCGTTGTCAGAAGTGTAGATAGGAGCAACAGTGATGTTGCCTTCGCCGCTTGAACCCAAAGTCACGTTTGCAGTAGCAACGAACTGGAACAAGGAGCCTGTTGACTCACGGGTTTGTGGGTTAACAGCAAAGCAATCAGCCACAGTGAACACGTCACCGATCTTGACCGTGCCTGCATTACCGCCGCCAGTGATGGCAATGGTAGTTGCGCCTTGTGTAGACACAGCAGCAGACAAAGTCGCGCCAGTAGCGCCGCGTGAGCCAGTTGTGAACTGCTTGATAGACTGAGACATGTTGATCTCGTCAAAGCCCAACACGCCAGTGCCCATCATGCCGTTCTTGAACTGCTTGCTGATG